CCGCTGGAGTCGATACGCATACGCTCTGTAGTGCCACCTGTTGCAAATTTAATAACGCCAGACGCATTGTCCGACATAATAGTAGTTGAAACTGATGAATAGAATGTAGATTCATTAGCACCAATAGAACCATAAGGTGTTGCAGAAGCCCCGTAAATTGCTGAACCAGAAATTGAACCGCTTGAATTAACTGTGTATAAAGACGAAATGCCAGTATTAGATGAAGATGTAACCCTTGCACTAACAGTCCCAGTGCCACTAACGTCTAGTTTGTTTGCTGGCGAAGTCGTCCCTATCCCTACGTTTTGGCTTGCGTCTATATAAACAGCGTTTGTGCCTGCCGTAGAAAAGCCCAATGCGTTGGTAGCAGGCAAGTACATACCGTTACCAGTTGCGCTAGAGCCAGTAGGGATTAGCTTTGCAGCCGTTGCCGTGCCAGTAGTGGCAAAGTTAGTACCATCAAACGTCAGCGCACTACCAGTAGTCAGTACCTTGCTGCCGTTAAGGTAAGCTACCCCGTTGGCTGTGCCGTCTGATAGGGTTAAGCTTGTGAATGTTGCTACACCCGCTGTATTGGCAACTTTGGCGTAATCCGAGCCGTTCCAGAAAACATGGGCCTTCTCGCCGTTGACCATTGTCACGCCGCTGGTAGCCGAGCCTTTTACAGTCAGGGCAAACCCACCAGTGGTATTGTTGTTGATGACGTACTGACGGCTGCTGCTAGGCAGGATCAGGTTACGCGCTGCGGTCATTGCCCCGCTTACGTTCAAGATGGCGTACTGCGCCGTGGTCGAGCCAATGTTGGTTGCCGAGCTTGTACCCTGTGTGAGTACGAGCGTAACGTCTGTCGTGGTGACTGTGACCGACAAGCCACCAGCAATGGCAATGTCCAAATAAGATGTAACGCTGTTGTTTACATCATCGCCCCATGTGCCGGATTCTGTGCCGGTTACCGGCTGTCCGAGGGCTAGATTGGTTGTGTAATTGACTGTCATACGATCCTCTTCTAAGGTGTGATTTTACTGGCTAGGGAATGCTTGTTGTATAGGCGTAAAGTCTGCCGTATATCTAGCAACTCCCTTGGTGATACGCAATTCATCAATGTAACCATTTAATGGTGTAGCGCCAGTTCTACTAGCACCAACGTACAAAATACTGGTCTGGTTAAAGTTGTCCGTTACCGCACCGCCGCTTGTTGCATCTGCTGTGCCATTAAGGTAAATCTTTAAATTGCCAGTTCCGCTACCAGAACGCACTACGGCAAAATAGTACCATGCACCAGCCACCAAAGATGTAGCACCTGTCAAATTAGCTGCTGTATAACTAAACTGAAGTTTATTTCCTGATGTAATATTGACACTCCATCCTGTAGCAGCTGCTCCCTTACTGACAATTGCATAGGCCGTTCCAGTAGCGTTAATTCCTACCCAGCCTTCAATTGTAAAATCTCCAGTTCCTAATTGCAAAGCAGTTGAATCTGGAGCAGTTAACCACGCACCACTACCGCTAAACGTCATTGCCCCAGTGCTATATTTATACGCAAAAGTAGAAATTTGTGAAGTTCCAACCGTTACCAAATTATTTTGCATAGCGTTGTCAATAACGCCTGCATTAGTAAACCCAAGCAGTAATGATGTTCCTGATATGGCGGTTAACGGTGCGGTTGGAGGCGTAAATGCCGTTGTATAAACGGCTGTACCTTTTACTATTCGTAAATTTGAAATGTACCCTATAGTGTAAGTCGCAGTCCCACCAATTTTTGCTGTTCCAGTAGCGTTTTGTGAAGCAGCAAGTGCAGCGCTATAACCTTGAACTCCACCTACAAAAATTTTTAGTGTTCCGCTTGTCCTAACTACGGCTACATGATTCCAAACATTATTTGTTATTGCAACTGTTGATGTGTAGGTAGTGCCATCATAAAAGTATGGAAAATTACTTGCATCAATTCCAAAAAACCAAGGCACGGCTGTTAAACTAACTCTAGCATCTACTATTGTGCCACTTTGTGCTGCTGGTTTATTTATCCAACATTCAATTGTAAAATCTCCCGTACCAAATTGATAAGCTACATTTGCAGGGGCAGACAAAGAATCAGGCGTGCCAACAAAATATCCAGAACCACCACTTACACTTGCTGAATATGGAGCAGTTGCAGTAAAAGGACTAAATGTTCCTTGTGTAGTTGCACCATTTCTAGTTATAGTAAAAGCATTTGAACTGCTATCAATAAACGTATTGTTTTGAGAACCAACAATACCATCACCATGCAATAACATGGAAACACTTGTCCAATATGGATCGTTATTAGGCCAACCGGAATTAATAAGTTGCGCTACTTCAGATTGTTTCCAAATACCATACGCTGCCATGCTAGATGAACTAGCAGCCGTAGAAGATAGGATTGAACCTTTGTACCTAGTGGACATTAGCTAATAGCCTCATATGAAGTAGTAAAGGTAATTGCGTTTGCAGTGCCTGAAGTTACAGATATGGATGTGCCTTCTTGCAAATAAAACGCAGTGCTTTTGTCTACCACTACAACCGCAGAATATGCAGGTACAGGCACTTGATAAATGATTGGGTACGCCGTGCCGCCAGATGGCGCAGAACCTTGCGCTACAGCTCCGTTTGTATAAATAGAAACTGTTGCATTAGCGGTAGTACCGGTCACGTTTGCAACCACCACGTTGTCAACTTTATTTACTATACCCGATGATGCTGCGTTAGCCAATAGCACCACGGCAGTCGTACCGCTGGGCGTGTAGTACGTTGTATTGCCTGTGATTGAGCTTGCATTAATGAGATTTGGGTTTGCCATAATTAATATCCAAAAACAAGCGACATAACAATCGCCCGGTTAAAAGGCACTGCTCTTGCTGCGGGGTAGGTTACAAACACATTTTTTGTACCTGCGGAAAATGTAACCAATGACCCAGAGTTGCTAGAAGAAATTACCGTAGTTCTGGATAGTGTTGTTCCAGAAGCTGTGTACGTACCAATACCAACCTCCCACTCTGATCCTGATTGTCCCGCAATGGTGTAGTAGGTAGAGTTTCCGTTTCCAACAGCAGCAAAAGTTTGAAACCCTGTTACGGCTCCCGCAAGCGTAACAGTGCCTGTACCAGTTGTCGTGGTAGTCTCTTGAACCCGATCAGCTAAGACAAGTGCCATTTACACCTCTATGTTGCGTTGTTAATCAACACCCAGTCGGTTGTCTGGTTGTCGTCAATTGTAGACCAGCCGGGAGTCTGTGTGTTGCCAATTAATATCCAGTTTGCGGTTTCGCTATCATCAATTAGCTGCCAATATACAGGGATTACAGTCCCAACAGAGCCTGCCGCAGCCACGCCGGTTAGCGCTAATGTCCTGTTACCTACGCCTAAGCTTCCAACAGAAGCCGCTATTGTTGCGCTGGTTAAGCCAAAACTAAATTCAAACTGAACAGAACCTACGCTACCGGTTGCAGTAAGCGGACTAAGTGGTACAGATAAAAACCCAGTCTGTCCTGTTGCCTCAGTACCAACTAAGGCAACCTGTGCGCTCTGGACTATATTACCAACTGCTCCTGTTGCTGCATTTCCTGTGAGCGCTTTTTCTTTACCTTGAACAACAGTTCCAACCCCACCGCTTGCGGCTACTCCGCTTAAGGCTACTGTTGAATTGGCTACTAGTGTTCCTACACTGCCTGTAGCCGTGTTGCTTGTAAGCGCAACAGAAACACTTTTAACAACTGTGCCTACATTACCGCTGGCAGTTACCCCAGTTATAGCTAGAGTAGTACTTACCCCAACAGTACCTACATTGCCAGTTGCTGCATCCCCGGTGTCTGCATCTGTGTTGTTTGGAGCCAGTGTGCCAACTGCTCCTGATGTCTCTACCCCTGTTAACGCGACACTTTTATCTTGTGGCCCACCCCATGCATTACTCCCCCAAGTGGAATAGCCCCATGTTCCAGCGGCAGGGGCTACGGTAGTGTCGCCAGTTGCGCCAAACGGCGCTCCGGCAAATGGGGCTATACCAAACATGGCCTACACGGCTTGATGCCGCGCCCCGCTATTAAGTTGTTGCCAAACGCAACAAAGCAGTCGTAGTGGTATTGGAAGGCATAGTAAGCGTAAACGTGCCAGCAGTGATGGTCTGGGAACCAAAGGTGTGAACACTAACTGCCTTATTGCTCTGTGTAGAGTTGTACACCAAAACACAATCAAATGCTGTAGACAACGTAACGGTTGTATATACAAAAGAAGCTGATGGAGTCCAATAACCTACACCCGCTGTTGCAGACGAGTTTGTAGAAGTTGGAGCCGTTGCATTTGTCACTGTTACGCCGCCAGCAGTGTAGCCTGTACCAGTAACTTCTCCAGTAGTGGAGTACGCAGTAGTGGCAGCATTAATGGTAGCCGAAGCAAGGAACAAGGCCGCTTTAAACGTATCAGCGGTACTTGCCGCACGAATAGGAGAAGCACCAAAATTGTGGGTGGCGGTCATCAGTTCACCAAGGAACGATGTAGCCATTGATTGCGTGTTTGCCATAATATTTCCTTAAAAAGAAGCAGCTTCGCCACCTGCAAAGGTAGGCATTTTCTTCAGCGTAACGTGCGCTGATCGGTGAACCAACTCGCCTTCCAGCCAGTACTCTACCCACGTTGTTAGTTCATTGTCATTATCGACTGTGCCTTCCCGCTTTTCCAGCAAGGAATCGTCCATCTCGCCTTTGGTGGTAGTGACTATCAATTTGAACTCCTGATAAGCGCGGTTGTCGAGGTATTAGCTGGCATGGTGATTGTAAACGTGGTGGTCGATGTTTTGTCAGACCCAAAGTCCAGAACCGCCACAGATTTATTACCCTTGGATGCGTTGTAAATCAAAGCGCACCGGGCAGTCAAAGCCGAAGTCCAAGACACATTAGCCCAGTTCACATAGGCTACATAGCCAGATGAGCTAATAGCTACCCCAGTCATAACTTGACCGCCAGCCGTGTAGCCTGTACCTGAGACTTCATTGCTGCTGCTGTAAACCGTAGTAGCTTCGTTTAAGTCAGCATTACCCGTATACAACGCAATCTTAATCGTGTCCGTGGACAAATCGTGGATAGCCTGATACAACTCCTTTTTGAAGCTGGTAGTCTGGGTTTGGATTATGCTCATTTAACGGCCTGCCTAAATTGACCACTACGATAAGCGTCCTGACGCTCCATGCCATCTGCCAAGCGTTTAGCTAGAACAACCGCTTCCATGTACTTCTGGTTGTACAAAGCCATCATGTCCTGCTCACCCTTCATATAGGTGTACGCTTCTACCAAAGACCCATACAACAACACAGAATCAAAGTTATCGCCTAGCCAAGTTTGACCACTGGACGCAGTGGTGATTGACTCAGGATAGTAGTAGTAATGGAGTTCTGCGGAGTACGTGGTATCCGGCGTGGGGCCGAGAATGAAGCTTAGCTCATTAGAAATCGTAGACCCAGAAACTGTTGGGCCAAATAACGCGTAGTATTTGGGAGTTCCGGTACTTGTTGGGTTTGGGTACGCTTCCCGCATGAAGTTTACATCTTTGTTTAAAAGATATATGTACTCCCCGCCGCCATAAGGGAACACAGCCAACGAATACGGGGCCAAAAAATCATCTGGGCAAGACAAGTATTTATTGCTGGCAGTTATTGTCCCCGTCACGTTTTTACGCAACGAGGGAAACTGCATTGAGTTGTAGATGCGCTGCTCTGCCTGTGTAATAAACAGGTTTACATCCACCGTTTGAAAGGTGTTCTCCGTGTAATCGGAAATCGCAACTACAAGCGCAGCGTAGTTCATGCCATCGGGCCTCTTGCATAAATGCCCTTGGTAGCTGCACCAGTACCACGGATTTTGATGCCGCTAGTTTTTGCGGACTCATCACCAGCAGATTTACTGATATTGCCAATGCTAATGTCAACAGTATCTAGCTTACTGCGATTTGGCTCTTTGCCGGGTTGAGAAGAAATACTCATAGCCTTGCCATCCATCGTATGCGGTTTTGCATAGACAGCAGCAGAGCCGACTTCTTTGCCCATTTTTTTCATTGTGTAGGCCATGATTTACCCCGTTTTCTGATTAGCTGCGCGGGACAAATTACGGCCCATACGCATACGGTCATCCGTAGTGGGGCCACCTTTTTTAAGCTTCAGGGTTGTGCCCTTACCGCCCTTGTGTTCTTGCGCGTCATGCTGCTTGAACGCTTTCTTAATCATGGCCTTGTCTTGCGCCATATCCATCTTCATACTTTCTTTAGCCATCATGGACTCCTATGAAACCGTTATAGTTACCGTGCCAACACTTGTAATCCCAATCAAATAATTAGGCGTTAAAACTGTATCAAAAAAACTAGCCCCACCTACGGGATACCAACCCCATTGGATGTCCCGTGAACCGCCAGCAGGATACCCATTTACATTATTACCCGAAGTCACATACGTTGTGTCCTTCCTTGGATTACGCAGTGCTTGCGGGTCTTCAACAGGGAATGTACCAAGCATTAACTGCGGCTGGTCTGGATTCCAGCAATCAGGGCATACTAAAAGCTCGTACTTTCGTTGTTTAACTATTTCCGTCTTTAACTTTTTTAGCTTAAATTGAAATCCACACCTATCACATTCAGCAATGGCTATTTTGCCAGATGCAAACCGATTAGGCATGATTTACTCCAACAGTTTTTGCTGGAGTTTTCATGTTTTGCCTTATATCCTGCAATACTTTACGTAAATCTAATCTTGCTTGCATCACTGTTTCTGGCAGTGGGTTTCCGGGTCGTCCATACATTTTGCCATTATCTGCACGCAATGGATAGTCTAATGCCGCTTGAACTTGAGATTTTTTTACCACTACAAAAGGCTCTACAGCACGTAAAAAATTTAATGCTTCATCATTGCGAGCAATCCATCTGTACTGTACAGACCAGCGCCGTGAGTTTTCTCCACGGGTTTCTGTTGTTGTAATACTGCCACCAAAATTGCTTAAAAATAACTCTAAACATGGCTTACTTGTTTGTGTTACTGTGGCATGGAGGCTAGTGCGAAAACCGTGTGTGCATTTAATCTCTTTAGATTTTTCAACCATGACACAGCCTTCTCCGTCAAAGAAGCCTGCGGCCCATGCAAGGAAAAGCTGGTCATTCATTAGTATCCCCCGCCGATAAATTGCTGTCTTGGAACTAAACGTATAGCTGCCTTCTCACGATCTTCATCGGCGGCTAACTGCCAAGCTTCATCATATTGAGATTTTAAAATTTGCAAGCGATCCATGCCACCGGGTACTTTTTGGGCTACGTAGTATGCTAGTCCTGCAATCATGCAAGGCAAGAATCTAAATGGCACATCCATTGTATTTACGCCGCCACCAGCATCATTAACCCGGCGCATACGCCAGTAGACAAATTGGTAGGTTGTAGAGTTATCTGGTGTAGGCCAGAGCGTCACTCTTGGAATGTTTTGAATAGCTACTGCATCACCAGATGAATGGGAAACAGCAGTGGTATTGTTCTGCCCACGGGCGCAACTATATAGGGTATTCCCTGATATGTACCCGTAGTAAATGGTTTCTGTGCCAACCAATATATAGCCTGTAGCTGGCAAACTAACAGCAGATGTTACAGAAATAGTGGTATCTGTAGCTGTAATAGCAGCGCTCAGCGTAGTAATAGAGGCTGTAGTCTGCCCATCAAGCCGTTGAAACCACATTTGAATTGGGCGGGCTTGTTGAAGTTTATTGGGGATCGTAGCGTAGGTGCTAACACTAATCCGGGTAATAGTCAGGTCAGCTTGAGTAGATGCTGTATTAGAGCCAGTACGAATTACATGCTCTAGTAGGTCTACTGTGTCGTTAGGAATTGGATAAGTGTTTAACCCCGGAACTAGATTAATAGTACCCTGCTCAAACGTCCACATGTTAACGCCACGGTTTGCCCAGTCAGCAAACATGATATTAAGACTACGCCGTGCGGTACGTAAATCGTATCCCGTGCGTAATTCGGAACCGGCACGTTCAAATGCTTCCTCGACTATTTCGCTCAAATCAAGGTTGAATGTAGCTGTTCCCGAAGTGGTCATTACTTGTTCCTTGCGGCTCTCATATTATCTACAAGATTAGGGTAAGGCCGACCAGCAGCTTTAGCCATTGCTTTAGCTTTAGCTTTTTTACTGGAGCTTAGGGCTTTAGGCGCACCTAAATTTTTAGGCCGAGCTTTATTCCACACTTCCCCACCTTCAGCATATTGTGTGAAATCAGTATTGTCCCTACGAGGCATGGTCTTGCCTTTAGGCATCTTGGAGGGGGAGATGTCCCCCATTCCGCGACTGGCTCTCATATCAACACGCCTTGCCGCCGTAGTTCATGCTAATCATCGTACCTTTGGTTTTGCCACGTTCAGCACAACCATCGGCACGGCTAGACGCAGACCCGCCTTTAGCCATTTTTTTAACAGGAGGATTTACAAAACCACGACCAGCGCCCGCGCCTGCCGGAGCTTCTTCTGTTGAAGTCATAGACTCCATGTATGGTTTTTCTGCTTTAGATGCTGCTGCATCTTTACGCATATCTTCAATTTCTTGTTTAGATGGACGGCTCATGATTTTTCCTTAACACATTTTGCCTTTGGTCTTGCCACGTTGGGCAATACCATCAGCACGTTTAGACGCAGAACTTACAGAACCGCCAGAAGCCATTTTCTTGACTGCTCCACCTTTTGCATATTCACTGCCGCCACGACGAGTGCCTTTAAGCATATTTTTAATATCTGCAATAGCTCCACCATACATATCAACACCACGGCCTTGATCCATCACAGTGCCTTGACCACGAGGACGCATTTTATTTCGACCTTCGTTGCTAGATATAGGAGCTTCTTGTCCGGGGCGTATAGGCATACGAGCCAATGCAGGAGCAGAGTCGCCACGACGGGTCAAGCCTTGCTGTTTGTTCAGGTAGTCGCGCAAGTTAAGGCCAGAAGCAGCAAGTTGTTCTTTGGTGACCATAGGCGTGCGTTTTTCAACCGGGGCTACTGCCATGCTAGTACGTTTACCTTCATTTCCCATATCAGCAGAACGAGAAGACAAAACTTCTTCATCCATAGTAGGCGCAGCTTTGCCTGCCGAACGCTCTTCAGCAGCAGCACGAATTTGTTCGTCTACTGAATCTTCATCTTCATAAACGGGACGAGATATAGCCATGATTTACTCCTTAGCAGGCCATGCCGCCGCGTTTCATAACAATGTCTTTGCCTTTGGTTTTGCCTTTAGAAGCAATACCATCTGCACTCTTATGACCAGATGCAAGACCGCCAGAGGCCATCTTTTTAGTCATGCCACCTTTTTTCATTCCAGTGGCTTCAGCCATTTCATGCTTCATCATAGACGCAGGAGCGCCTTTTTTCTTCATGAAAGAAACTTCTTTTTTCATCATTGCTTTAGATTCAGCCATATCACCACCTTTAGAAAATTTGCGGCCCTTGTCCGCAGTTGTGAAATCTTTTCCCACAGACTGCGGGATTCCTACTTTCTTGGCAAACGCTGGCGAGTGGGCTATCGCAGCCATGAAATTGTGTTGTTTTTTGCTAGTTGAGGGCACTTCGTTGCTCCTTCATAAATGAATCAAGCTTTTCATCTAGCCGGTCAAGCCGGGCAAGAACACGGTTAATGTCTGCGTGCATATCATTTTTAGTTACAAACTTATCTGCATGTTCTTCACGAGTTTTACTAATAAGAATACCAAGCCTCTTTACTTCATCGTGAGAAACTTTTACCCATAGCAATAAAGCCGCTGATACAAATGACAAAAAAACATTCCAGATTGGGAGTTCCATATTAACAGTTCCACGCCCGTAAGCTCTTATTGATACGAGAGTTCGGGTCTTTCGCCGTTTTCTCGCGGTAGGCATCCCACTCTGGCGCATCCGCTGATGCGTATAAGTATTGTGCCGCAAATTCCAACAACATAGGATCATCCCTGAAATGACCTAAACCCCGATTGCAATGGTTGCAAAGCATACCCCGAACTTTACCGGTAATATGGTCATGATCTACAACCAAAGCATCTTCTACCCCGCAAATAACGCATTGCTTTACTGAGGCTTTTATTTCTTTAAGCACTTCATCAGGCATTACTGCGCGATGCTTACCTCTGCAATTTTCACTTCGGTAGGTAGCACGGCATTCTCTGCACCAACTATCCAAACCATTGCGTTTTTTGTTGTGCAATGGAAAAGCTTCAGCCGTTGCAGGCTTATCTACTTTACAACGAGTACAAGTTAACAGTTCCATGCTTTTAATGCCAAGTTAATTCTGGACTTTGGATCGTTCGCTGTTTTTGCACTCGTCAACTTCTTTTTGGCCCCACCCATCCTTGCACAAAAGGAGTCGCGCCTGCTGCCGCCTTCCGGCTGGGGAGGTTTCAAGTTCATGCCTTGCGCTTTTGCTGAGGCGCGTCCCTTGGCGTTCAAGCCACCCTTGGGGTTTTTGCCTTCCTTGCGCGTCCATGCTGGTGTCTTAGCCATTTGCTACTTTAAGTTTAAGCCGTGCATGTTCCTTAAGAAGCGGCTGCAAGGCATCTTGTTCAAAGTTACGGGTAAATTCTTTCGAGCCTATGTGTGGCAAGCTAATCATTGGATCTAAATAAATTTTAAATCCTTCCTCACGAGCGCGACGGCAGAAGGCGTAGTCCTCGCCAATGTACTGCCCGTCAATCAACAGGAAGTCAAAGATAGCGTACTCATCTTCGCCATCACCATCCCCGGCGTAACGCCACTCTGGATGTTTCTCCATCATGTGGTCAATCACATGGCGGCGGATAAGCATAAATCCTGTGGGCGCACTCTCTACACGCATCAGGCCATTCTCATCAAACTCTAGCTGGTTATTTTCATCCAAGTAGAAATCAAGGAAGAACTTGGCATCGTCTGCACGGCGCGGATATGTACCAGCAACCACATCTTTGTCGGATGACAGCGCCAGCAACCGGGTTACAGCTTCTACGTTAATAACCACATCTGCGTCTACAAATAGCAAATCAGTGCAGTCAGTTTCAGTGAAGTTGCGTACCAGCTTATTACGCGCTTTGGAAATGATAGAGCAGCCAGACAGGTGAACCAGATGAATCTGGACACCCATCTTGTCCAACTTGGGGACGAGTTGGGCTATGGCAAACGCAGTCCTGATATTGACTTTGCCGTCATAGCACGGAATAGCAAGCATAAGCTTGCGTCCCACCAAGTTAAAGCTCTTATCAGCCATAGAAAATATTGCAGTAAGCTATGTTAGACATATACGCATAGATTCCGTTAACGGCTATTACACCATCGCTAGGAATAAATGGGGCGTTGTTGTACGTATCCGCTGCTGCTACGTCATACGACATTAACCACCGGCTTGCGTAGACCATTGCAGGGCTTGCCGTAATAGTGCCAGAGTTGATGTCTGTAACGGTGAACGTGCTTGAGTTCGTAACAGTGACTACGTAGTTTCCATTGGTAGCTGTGCCACCTGTGCCTGCTGCAAAGTCAATGCCAATTACATCCCCAGTCGCCAATCCGTGTGCGGATTGAGTAACGGTTACTGTAGTGCCTGAACGTCCGTAGGTAGCTGTGGTTACTGGGACAGTGGTTGTATCAAACAACGCAACAAATCCCGCAGTGGCTGTTCCGGTAAAAGAAATACCCCTAACGCGATTGCGCCCAAGCACCATGAACCCGCTGCCGTTTAAATGTGCCTGTTTTACAGGTGTCTGATTCATAATCAATCTCCTATGAAGCAGGGGCCGAAGCCCCTGAGATTAATTACTGTTGACCCGGAGCAGGAGATTGCGCTCCAGTAGAGTCAGCAACAGCATACACAATCGTGTACTGAACAGTACCTGCGGTTACATCAGCAACAGTAGGAGTCAATGCTGCTTGAATAATTACATCCGTAGCACCAATACCAATACCGTTAGGAGATGCGGTGCTTGCTGCGCCCGCCCAGTTAACCAGCTTGGAAGCTGCATTGGTATTAGCCAAGCGGCCTTGAGCGGTAATGTCCGAAGAGGCCCAGAACAAATTGGTAGTAGCAGAAGTGCCAATAACTACGTTAGCTGCGGTAGAACCAGTAAAAGCTACCAAGGTATCAATAAAAATATTAATAATTTGTGCGCCTGCTGGCAACGTAAACAGAGTTGTAGTAGCAGTGGCTGCGGCTACAGTGCCGGTATAAACTACTTTTTTAGTCTGGGAAACAGTGGCAGTGCCGGTGTTTTGGATTGTGCCAGCAGTAGTGCCGGTGGTGTTTTTAACCGTGCCAAGCAGCCAAGGGCCGAGATGAGTTGCAAATCCCATGATAGATGTCCTTACATACAAGTGGAGTGCATCAATCGGTATGTCGTCTGCCGGGACAGTTTGATGCACCGGAAAGCCCGGATTAGCTGCAATATATCACAGTTTTAAACTGTTGTGCAAATAAAAAAAGGCCCCCGAAGGAGCCTTTTCAGCAGGGGTTAACCCTAGCTTATTAGGATCCCGGCGAACCAAAGATGCCTAGTGGGTCAGACACGCCGAAGCTGTAACGCTCACGAGCCTTGTAGCGGACATTGCCTGTATCGAAGTCTCCATCCATTGAGTTAGCCAGCGGTGTACGCACAAAGTGCTTCAAACCGTTAGGTACATCAGTGGTCAGGAACCATCCATTGGTGTCGGTCAAGAAGTGGTTAACAGTGTAACCACCGGGGATTGAACCATTGTTCTTCAGTGCGTTAATATCGTTGTCGGTAGTGCCAACACGGAGGCTGGTTTCCAACAGACGGGTAGCAACGAACATCAGAGATGGAGGGACAACCAGCTTAGCGGGCTTAGCTGCAATCAGCAAACCGCGCTCGTCTGTCCAACCAGCGATCTGAATAACTGCGTTTTCCAACGAAGTCTCATTCAGGTCAGCGCCAGTGGAAGGACGGTTGCTGTTAGTGCCACCAGAAATCAGCGGATGTGCTGTGTTGCATAAAGACACGCCATCGCCATAAACGACGGTAGTGGTAAATGCATTGTTCAACACGTAAGCTGCTTTGACTTGCTTGGTGTAAGCCATACCACGAGCCAGTGCCTTGGTGTAACGAGCAGACAGCGAGTCATACAAGTTATCTTCCACAGCTTCTTCAGTAATGGAGAAGCCAAGGGCAATGGTTTCATGGTTGTAACGAGCAGTCCATGCTTCCTGTGCATTATCGTACTGAATGGCAGAGCCTTCATTTTTGACAGGTGCAGCAGAGAAACCAGACAGTTTCGTTTCTTCTTCAAAGCTACGCTCCGACGTTTCGGTTTCGTAGATTTCTTTATGCTCTTCGCCGTATTTAGCGTACTCCAGACCAAACAGAGCGTTCAGTCCGGGGAGCAGTTCTTTAAGTAGTTGTGCGCGTGAAATAGCCATGATTTACTCCTTAAACACCAGTGGTGTTGTTATATTGGTGAGTGTTAATCTTCACCAATAGTTCGGTGTAGGTATCGGCTGCGGTTGCAGTCTCAGGCACTACGTCGATAACACGGATTGGGATAGTCGCGGTAGTACCAGCGCCGGTCAAGGTAACTGCATACGCGGAATCACCAGTGGTGGTGTTACCTGTATTCAATACCAAAGCCAAGTTGGTTCCAACCACAGTGCGACCTGCGGAACTCATGGTCGTGCCAGACGAAACCACGGCGACCTTGAACAGGGCCATAGGATCATCCACAACGTATGCATAAGCAAGGTTGGTAGACGTAGAAATCAAAGCAGGCAGATATTGGCCCTGAACGGTTTGACCGCTAGAGTTTACATATTGACCGCCAAGACAAACGCCAACAATTGCACCAGAGTTAGTGGTGCTAGAAAGAACCAGATAACCGGTGCTGTCGATTTGTACGGTATCGCCATTAAAAATGGCAGTACCAAAACCAGCAGCTACGGGAATCTGACGAATAGCACCAGCATAAGGCATACCGTCAATTCGATTGACAGGTTTTAGACCGTATGGGGCGCTAACTGTAGGATAAGCCATAGTTAAACTCCAAAAAATTAAATACCTTTACCGAAAGTAACACTAGAGCTTCGTTCTTTAAACAAAGGCATCTTTGGGTTATTTTCACGCATGAAAGTATTGTCTACCGAGTTCATTTGGGTATCCGCTTGATTGCGGAAATACTCATCACGTTGCTCGACAAACTCTACTGGGGATTTGCAAAGTATCAAACCGCCTGTAACGATGTTGCCCGGAAAGTCCTTACTGGACGCTCCAAACAATCGAATCTCTGGATGGTCAGATGCTTTTACGGGCTCCCAGCCCTCCTGAAGTTTTGAATTCAAGTTAGTCGGATCATCTTTGCCTAGAGTAGCGATACGAATCCAGCGAAACGCATACCCTGCTTCCGGTTTGGGATCAGGGAGAAGCTGTGGAGGTTTCCAGCGCGTAGGACGGGCGGTAGCCTCACGAGTATCGGTTTCTCTACTTTTGCGAATTTGTTCAGTCATGCTTGTTTCCTCATTTCTTCAGCAACCTTACGAGCATAGAGTTCCAAAGGAACACCAAGCCGCTTGGCGATATTTACCTGCGTTTGCGTAAGTACGATCTTTTTCGGCGCTGTACTACGTGAAGCTGGTGCTACAACATTTGATTTTTGTCGCTGAGATGTTTTCGCATCAGCGGGTTCCTCTGCAAATGCCTCAGGGAACCTTGCTCTCATTTCTTTGTCAATGGCATCAAAATATTCTTTGCTGCCATTTTGAATTCCTGCATTCAGTACATCCTCATGGAATGTAACTGCGTATGCAGTCATACCAGACTTTTTACCCCACCAAGGATTTCTATCTATCCATTCCTGAGTATCGGGGTGAATCGACCCTTGTGGAGTCGGTTGTTGCGGTTGTACTACAGTTTTCTGAGGTTGTAAAGGGGCAGGTTTAAAATTATTTACCTTATCCGCTCGGATTGCAGCGGCAGTTAGCTTTGATTGAGCCTTAATTAGCCGGTCAGTATCCCCAGATTCATAAGCTTCTTTGTACTCTCGTTGGGCAGAATCAATCTCAGACTCTACAACTTTTTTGGCTTGCTCAAGTAAAGCCGTTTGGTTGGTAGCCAAAGATCCTTGTAGTCGTTTGTTCTCTTCTACAACTGCTTCAGCCATACGCAAAGCTTCTTCTCGCTCACGTAATGCTGCTTCTTTTGCCCGGCGCTCTTCGTGGTATCCCTTATTAATATGAGATAACCGGTCTTTAAGTTTCTGGTCAGAGTATTTAGATAATTCCTCGTCCGTTACCGGAGCAGGAGCTTCTTTCATCGGAGTACGATGTCTGTCTGCTGCAGGAGTATCGTCAACAATTTCAATTTCTTCTTCAGTAGATACTACTTTTCCACCCTCTCGTGGATTTTTAGTTTCTACTTCATCTGGAAATTCAAATTCAGTTTTTTCAATTTCAGCCATGATGACTCCTTAAGCATGAGCAAAAAATTGCTCAGAGTATTTGTTGGATTTTTTACGGTTCCAAAGTGCTGGTACAACTTGTAAGTTATTTGCTGCGCTTGTTCCGCCTTTACTTACTGGAATAATATGGTCTACATGCCATGCTTTACCAGTGCATTGTGCGCGTAATTTACGCAACCGTACAGCCTCTCCCAAACAAAATGAATCAAACTCATTAAGTTGTTTTTCACTAGAACTTCGCATTAATTGATATTTTAATTTAGCTAGCTTACGAGCTTCTGATATTGGTTTAGCAGTTCTGCGTTTTTCAGCTTCTGCTCTGCCACCAGATGTGACATAAACTTGATCTTCTTTGCGTTTTTGCGCTTTACCTTTTTCAGAAGAGTAGTATTTGCGTTTGATTTCCAAAGCCTTTTCAGGATTGTTTTCCCGGCGTTGCTTGGCAGCAAGAGTTAAACGATCTTTATGAATTGCATAGTATGCCTTCCATCGTTCTGCGGCCTTGGTTTTTTGTTCGGCATTGCTCATGGCCTCTGCACCCCTCTGGGGTCTTGCACAACTGCTTCAACAGATTCATCGTGGATTAATCTCCACTCTGTTCCGTGAATCTTCATGCGAGTACCAGTGTTTGGCCTAGTAAGAATGAAATCTCCTACCTTGCAGCTTGGGCCGCTAGGGAATCGTTTTTCATCTTTGTAAGCATCTGGCCCCATTTTTGCCACAAATAACACGGGGGATAAAAGCTCCTCATGATGCATCATTTGTGCTGTTTTTACCAATCCAATTGCAGAATCATTGATTTCTTCTTCTGCTTTTGGAACCATACATAAAAGATAATATGTAGATGGATCTGGTACTTGTTTGGCCTTTTCTTCTGGGTGGGTATTTAATATCCCAGATAAATCAACCGCAGCGACATTAAAGTCATTCATTTATTTTCCTTACTATCACGCATGGGGTTTAAGCGTATTTCGGCGGGTAACCCCAGATAAACCCATCCAAACCTAATCATCCGATTGTTGTAAACGTTTCTCCATGTCTTTTACATAATACAAACACTTAGTTAACCCTAGTATCTGACCAGATAAATATTTATATTCTGCAAAATCAGAAGCTGCACCAGAAGATATTACTTGGTTTAACTGTTGTATATCTTCGTCTATATCTTTAATTAATGCGGTCATTGCATCCATTACATACCTCCGGGGGTTAGTTTCTGTTGCTGAAGTTGATCTTTATGCATCATTCCTTGTTGATGCAATTGAGCCTGTTGTTGTTGGGCTTGTTGCTGTGCAGCTTGAGCTTGCGCTGCTTTTTGAGCATTAATCTGAAGCTGCTGTTGATGTAACTGCTCCGCTTGCATAGCTTCTTGTTCAATTTGCATGGGGCTAATGCCGCCTTTATCCGCATCTAACGCCAATCGGGCTTGGGCTAGAGCAATATCCGCGTCAATTTTCTTAACATCAGCGTCAGCTTTTTGCTTCTTAATCTGAAGTTCTTGCATCTGCATTTGGATAATTGGATCTTGCATCTGCTGTTGGGCTTGGGCTTGAGCCGCTTGGGCTTTGTTCATTTGCAATAACTGTTGCGATGCCTGCGCCACAACACGGGACAACTCAACTTCCAACTCTGGCGGCAGTTCAACGTCCGGCTTAGGCAAAGGAGCGCCAAGGCGTTCTTCAATCTTTGTCCTATATAAAAAGCCAAGATGCTCTGCAATGTGAGCTTGAATTGCTGACTGCATTTGCTGGGCCATAGGGTTTTGTCCTATCTGCGCTGCAATCATTGGGTCTTGCATAAATGTTGAATGCACCGCAATATGGGCTTCGTGGTCTTGGTAGATAAATGCTTTAGTCGGTTTACCTTTTAAGAAAGCCATGTTTTCACTAATAGGATCACGCGGTTTTTGATCGTCCTCAATAGGCACAATTTTGTCGGCGTTTTTTACTCCTAGCACTTCAATCATCTGACGATGCAAGTACGGCAAGTCATAGATATTGGGAGCTTGAGCAGACAGTTGGGTAACTGCCTGATACTGCATAATCCGTTGCGCCATTGTGGTGCTGTTAGGATCACTGACAGGAATAATCTCTACTAAATCATAGTCTGCCTGTTTAGCTTTGCGATTGCCGCCTTCAGGTTTGTAGTTGTATTCTTCTGGAGTATGGTCACGAATTAATTCTTTAAGCAGTTTAAATTCCTGCTTCATAGAATAGTGAACACGCGCTTGAACGGCGCTCATTGTTTTTAATTGTCGTTCCAACAATGCCAGCGTAGTTCCAACAGGAGCATTAGCTCCCATGTCGCTAACTTGTATATCAGCTATAGATCCTAGACGACGGCCTTCTTCTGTAATTTGATTAAGCAAAGCCAGCAAAACTTGGCTTGGCTCTTTGTAGGGAAGCGGCATGATGTTGTCACGCAAGACTCCACTGGCAATATCTACATCACGGAATTCTCCCGGCGCAATTGGTGTATCGTCACCTTTAACCCGCAAGCCACGAGTTTTCATACCACCGGGTAAATTGCTCAGCGTGCCAGCATCAACCAATTGACGAATCAAAGAAGTGCCTGCGCGGGCATAACCACCGATTAGGTGAATCAGTCCCAGACCATAAGCACCAAAACCGGGTACATAGGTGTACTGTACAAAGTGTTGGCGCTTTTGTTTTGTCTTATCTTCTTCTTCCCAGTTACGGCGAATGGCTAAGATTTCTGTAGTACTGCGATCAATAGTAACTACATAAGGAAGGGCTACTTCATTTTTATCTTCATACCCCGGCATGTTGTAGTCAACATGAATTTCATAAATCTGGTAGCGGTCATCATCAGTCAATGAATAACCTTGGCCTTCAGCTTTTTTCTTTTCTACATCAGTGTGTGTATTGTCTGGTTCACCCAGATCAATATCCCGATAGAAGCCTGCAACTTGCAAGTGGCGAATATCGTTTTTAGTCTTACGCATTAAGTGCGTAACACGTTCCGCTGTATTAGCACTAGATGCGCCATAGGGAATAATTAAATCTTCGGCAGGGATAAACATTGCCGTTTGACGATTCAACGCTGGGTCAAAGTAGACTTTTTTAAACGCTGCTCCTGCTAGGCCCAAGTTATAAAGCATCCGCTCATGTTCAGGCCGGTATTCGGTCATTACATCTGTTAGCTGGTAGTTCATGTCCTCACGTACACGCTCTGCCGCTGCTACAGTTTCTTGATTGTCATCGCCAATAATCTGAGTCTTAACCGGGCCTTGCGCCGGAAAGCTTTCTGTAATTGTTTCTGACTGGAAACGAATAGCGGCTTCAGTCAGGATGGTAGAAAAAACACCACAAGCACCATTCCACGGCTCTGTCCGTTCTTCATAGTTCATACCAAGGACTTCTAGTCCCTTAACATACATATCAACCCAGTCTTTGCGGGATTGAATATCAGCTTCAACTAAATCAATAAGCTCAGAGCCAAGTTTTTGTAACTCGCCCTCGTCCATTGCATCTGCTAAGTTTTCGTCAAAGTCACCTTTAGCATGGGAAAGAATTTCAATTTCCATATCCCCAGCGTGAACCGTAACACTATCAGGATTTTCTATTTCAATCTCAAGAGGATCTTCATTTACTAAGCCCATTGGCGCTTGATATAGAGAAGGGGCCATGCTGTTGGTTGCCATATGTATTCCTTAATAGTAAGTGTTCTTGCGGCGGAAACTCTTTATCTCTTCTTTTTCATCTGAGTCCAGACGGATAAAGCCACCTTTTCTAAACCGAATTAATGCCTGTGTTGATGAGTCCACCAAGTCATCGTGATCCCCGTTAGGGAAAGCTGCCATCTGCTCAATCACTTCTGTAGCCCACCTAGTTTCAGGAGCCCACACTTTACCACTACTAAATAAATCGGTAATGGAATTGATACGCACAAATTTATCATTGCCACGGGTAGGCGTGTATTCTGACACCATTATCCCCATTTGTCTAAGCTCAAATACCAGTGGAGCCCCCGCCGCTTTAGCCTCAATGATACAAGCATCAGGTTCCCACTCTTGGTACATAACCAAAGCCTTGGCCTTTAGTTCCGGGAATTCCATCCGTTTTTGGAATGCGTCTAGCAAGATAACGTTAATATTATTGGCATCGTCGTCCATCCTAAAAACGCCCCACGTCGTGCAGGCAGAATAGTCAGACCGCTCGTTTTTTGTAAACGCCGTATCCCAAGACTGAATAATAAAGTCACACTCTGGCGGTCTTTCTGGTTTCCATATCTTCCACCACTCCCGTTTAACCAAAGCACCCTCTTCGCCAGTAGGAGTCTGTTGGTACTGTGCATACCATTTAGCCGGTGGAAGTTCATCTCTCAGATCTTCTAATTCCCTAGCCGACCAGAATTCAGGCCATAAGGGTTTACCCGAAGGCATGATGGCTGGGAATTCAATTACTTCCCACTCCTCCCCTTTGTCCCGGAGAAGCGCGTCTTTGATAACTCTGCCGGTTAGATCTCTTTCCCCCCAGCGGGTCATCACGATAACAATTGCCCCACCCGGCTGTAAACGCTGACGCGGCCCAGAGGTGTACCACTCATACACTTTATCAAAGACAGACGGATCGCCAGACGCTAAAGCCGCTTCCTGTTCAGAGTGCGGGTCGTCAATAATAAGTAAGTCTGCACCCTTACCAGTAACCGTACCACCCACACCAATGGCAAAGTATTCCCCGTTCTGATTAGTCGCCCATCTACCAGCCGCTTTACTGTCTTGTCTTAAACTTACATTAGGGAATACCCTAGCATACGTTTCTGACCCAACTAAGTTCCTTACCTTACGTCCAAATCCCACAGCCAGATCCGCCGTGTTAGAAGACTGAATCACTTTCTTGTTAGGGTACTTTCCTAAGAACCAAGACGTTAGTAAATAGGAAGCAAACTCAGATTTAGTGTGCCGAGGCGGCATATTGATGATTAGCCTCTTCAAACTCCCATCGGCGATAGCCTCGAATTTTTTTGCCATAACAGCGTGGTGTCTCCCATGAATAAATCCGGGCCACATTAGCTTTACGTACTCCATAAACGACTTCTGAGCCAACTCCCTGCCCAAAGCCGTCTTGTATTCCATCACATCCGCCATGAATTTCTCGTATTCAGCGGGCTCCAACTTGTCAATCAAGTCCTCTAACTTCATTGGATAGTCCTAAAGTTAATGTACACAGGCCGTACAGTCCGCCCCTTACCCTTTAACTTCTTCACAACCCCCAATTCCACCAAGTTATCCACAATCCGCTTCGTATTCCCCAACCCAGTCTTGTTCCTCTGGTACGCAATCTCCCTCAAAGACGGCGAGTACCCAAACTTCTTCCACCATTCATCAATAATCAAAAACACTTCACTCTGTCCGGGGCTCATATCCTTCTCCATACACTGTTCATACGTCAAATCCGCCAACCTTTGCTGCATCTTCTTATTTATTTGCACTGTTCCCATGTCAATCCTTGCCAAAATTACTATTCTTGTGAAAACCAAAGCAACTTTGCCCTAAATTCCTGCATTTTTTACGTTTCCGTTTTGAAAAAAGCCGTTATAAATCAACTGTTTAGCTCTTCTTCCTAGACTTTAGGTGTCATCTGGTAACGTTACCACTCGGAATAATTGTGAAAATGGCAAGAAACGTGTTTCCAATTTTTATATACCACCGCCCTTTTTCATTTAGGAAGATAAGGGGGGGTGTTCTGGAAAATCAGGTTCTATGGATGGTGCTTCGTGTGGAATAGTATGCAAGGAATGCAGGGACTCCTCGCTTGCATTTGGGGGGGTGGCGGGTGGGTGGGTCGCGTCCGGCGGGCCTTCCGAGTCGGCCTGTGCGTCAGGCGCGGGCGCAAGCTCGGCAAGCAGCGAATCAGCGTCAACGTCAACGGCGTCGATTGATTGTGCCCGCATGATGGCGCGCAATTGCTCCAGCACCTGAGCTTTAGCATCGACGCTATGCTTTATTGTGGTGACTTCTTTGCGTTCGGTGAAGGCCGCGACTTCGGTTACTGTCCCGAGCACTTTAGCTGCGGCGACCTTCGTTGCCTGTTTAGCGTCAGGATCAATGACCACTTGAACAAGGGACTGGATCACTAGGGCACGCAAAGCCGCAGGGGATTGGTATTCCTGAGCCGCTAATGCCAGCTTGTAAGCTTCGATCTCCGCCTTGATTCGCCCGTCGCGCATAAGCTCATATGGTTTTCCCGCTAATGTAGAGGGCGCAGCGTTCGCCTTATAGGAATTCCGGTATGCATCCGCCTTAGTAGCGCCCTTAGCTACTTCGCGGGCGAATGTCTTTTGTTTATGGGTTAGCTCCCTTGAAACGCTGGAGGAAAACAATTGATCTAATGGGACTGTCTCCAATGCTTGGTTTACTTCCTTCCTTGACAATTTACGCTGCATGGCTTCGCCTTTTAATACCGCCGCGACCACCGCGACCATGCGCCGATTATAGGAACAAATCAGGAAACCATGCAAGCGCCTGTCCAGCATGGATAAAACCACAGTAACAATGCTTGCCATTGTCCCTCTAAAGTACTGTATATAAACCCATTAGGGTTTTGGAGGGGTCTTATAGATCAATGACTTACAAGAGTTGGCACGATTCTATTATGCTATATAGGTAAGAGGGTAAGATATATCAGGTAGCACTAGCCCTCTGCTACCGCCTACAAACCGAAAGGCTAAATTATGAAAACCCGTTATGTATGGAAAACCCACGGACTGACATTTAAAACCCTCAAAGCCGCCCGCGCATTCTGTCGCGCCTTCGGTGGCGTAAACGTGATCGCACGAATCAAAGCATAAAGGCCACACCATGACCACCATTACAGGTACACAAATAGACGACTTCCAATTGCTCACCCTGCGCCAAATGCTAAAGCTTGAAATTAGGGGAATGACGCGCAGCCGTTCGCCTTCGGCCTATTCCATACTAAAAAAGATGGGCTATACAGGCACCCGCGAATCGGTGCTGGCCCAATTGGACGACAGGCGCAGGGAAATCTTAAACCTAGCGTAATCGACTGATAGCCCTCACGCGAGGGTTATCGGGCAATTATGCCGAACAGAAAGGAAACCATGTACACCGCCCAAGTGAACGCCCACGGGAATATCATTGTCTGCAAAGGCGCAGACGTCCGCAACAGTTACCGCATTGTGTTTACAGGCACTTATGCCGACTGCTTACGCTTTAAAACCCTCGGAGAATAACGCCATGATCTTAATTTCAATCACCTATAGCACCGACGACCACGAGAGTGCAGAACATGGGGAAAGCATAGACCACGGGTTTAAATCAGAAGATGAATCCCTTACTTTCGGGGAATTGTGCCGCCTGATCCAGCGCGGAGGGTTTAATTACCCATCATGCAGCCCCGCCAAAGGCAGCACCCGCGAATGGTTACAGGCAGAGCCGGAACAGGATTACACCACGGGCGAATATACGACTTATGCCCTGCACTATTCGCACAACAACCCGCCGAAAAATGCGAAGTACTGGCGCGCAGCCTTCAAAGCTTGCGGTATAGCGTGACTGACTGTAAGCCCTCACGCCGAGGGTTTACGGGCAATCACGCCAACAGGAGAAATAAACCATGGATCAAAATATTTTAGTTAACGCTCTGCGCTGCGCAGGACTCAGCACCTACGACGACAGGGGAAGCAGCCCAACCGCCCGCGCACAGGATGCCCTATCAGGCCGGACGCACTACGTAGAGCCTTCCAGCTTGCGCTATCACTTCGCCCGCATTACCAGCGCCCGCCGGATTAGCATGGGCGCATTTTTTCTGCTGGTCGAGTCCTGCGCCGCCGACTATCTAAACACCCGCAGGGTTTTCCGCGCCGTATGCTTTGACATTTTCGGCGCAACTGTCTATCGCCCCGACCTAGACGAAAGCAGCACCAGCACCCAAGCCGCCAAGGATGCATTCTATAAATTTTGGAATGAATTTAACCAAGACGCCTATTATCAGGAAGAGCTAAAAAGCCGCGCCCGTCGCGCCAGCGAAGCAGAAATTATTTTCAATCAGGCACTCAAACCACAAAAGGCCGCAGCATGAAAAACGACACACCCCGCGCATATCTTAGCTATAGCCGCGAACAATGGCGCGTGATATTAGACGGAATGCCCCTATGCGCCGATACCACGAAGGCAAACGCCGAAGCCTGCGCCCGCACTTTTCGAGTCACCCTGAGCCCCAATTATTGGCACGGCGAAGCAGGGGAATTTAAGCCGCTTGATCCCCAGCAGGCAGCCGAAGCCGCAGCGTTTACCCTGACGCATACACCAAACCAACCTAAGACCACGGGCGCGCAGCCGCCCTTATTTTGAAAGGCCACACAATGAAACACCTAACGCACACCGGAAGCGCAGCCGGACAATTACTATGTGGAAACGCCCGCCAACCGGACGGCGACTATGCCCACGCCGTATATGCGCCGCTTGAAAATGCAGTATTCCGCGAGAAATGCTGCCCCGATTGTCTGAGGGCTTGGATCGACTCATACGACGACGACGAAGCAAAGCCCGACTGGGCAATAGGGGCGCATCATGCATGACGAAGATGTAAACGGGCAAATTATCGGTGGCGATTATGGGCAATGCTGGCTGACCTACGAAGGCCGCAAGCAAGGCCCGACCCTGTACGCCCGCAGCGCCGTCACCGCGCAGGAACTACTAGCCGCCGAACACGCCCGCATAAAGGCCGAATGTGGCGAAGCTTACCGCGACATATATCCCGCCCTGAAGTGGGCGCATAATTTTAGGGGCATCGAATGAAGCACACCGAAAGCGCATATATAAATGCAGGGGCCCGCTTTGAACGGGTACAAAGCACCGCCGCAACCCTAGCCGCAGCCGCAGCCCTTCGCGCTATGTTGGACGCCGAAACGCTCGACGACAGAGCCGAAGCCCGCCGCCTGATCGCACAGGGGCGCGACGAAATCAGACTATCGTCAGGGCGCAAACGATAGAAAAATACAATATGCAGGGGCGCATTTCGCGCCCGATGCTGACTGGTAGAATCACTAACAAACTAACACCTACAAAGGAACACAATGGACAAGCAACAAAAACAATCCGATGCATTGGATCGCGCACGAAACAATCAATCAATGGCTAACTATGGGCAGATTATGCAGGGGCTAATAGAAAAAGGAATCAATCCTGACGATATCGCTTTTCGCGAAAACGTCCTGACTTTTGACGCATGGCGCGCCATGGGCAGGACTGTACGCAGGGGCGAAAAAGGGGTTAGGTGCCTAACTTGGATACCAATTGAAGACGATACAGGGGCAAAGAAAGCCCGCCCCCGTACCGCCTACGTTTTTCATATCTCACAAACGGAGCAATTGCAATGACCGATTACGAAGCAAACGGGTTTAAAAACCGCCGCGAATACTTGGACGACCTAGCCCAAGAGTACGACCGCACAACAGTTTATGCATTAGCTGGAATGCTTGGCCCATCAGAGGATTTTGATGGCCTAGTCACCGCGCTGGAGGATTACGCCGATGGATACTAAATTCTGCATTAACTGCAAAAACTATACATTGGAGAACACATCCGCCCATCTTCCCCACCTAGGCCGATGCATGAAATCTGCTGAGATATGCCTAGTGACAGGCAAGCAAAAAGCATATTCCGACCTAGGATTTTGCTCGACCATGAGGATCAAGCCGGACTGCGGGCCGGACGCTAAATTGTTTGAAGCAAAGTGAAAACTCTGTTAGCCCTGCGAGTCAGGGTTAACGGGGTATTTTCCCAAACAGAAAGGATTTTTATGCAAACCTACCGCTACATTCAAGACCCGTCCCATGGCTGGATAGAAGTGCCATTGGAAGAATTGGAAAAGCACCATCTTAGCTACAAGATTAGCCGCTATTCCTACATGAACCCCAAGACAGGGAAAGCTTACCTAGAGGAAGACTGCGATGCCGCAATTTTCATTAAGAAACTGAAAGACACAGACACCCCATACGACATTAAAGAAGTGTATCAAGAGAACACTTTTATCCGCAATTTGCCCCGCTTTGAACATGGGTTTGGAGCATAAGCATGAGAAACACCATAACGATAAACGGCAAGCGCAAAACCTGCCGCATATTTGACGCTGGCGAGTCGTTAGCTGACCGCTACACCATAGCTTTTAAGGGACGACGTTTACAGTTTTATGGAATGCTTTACCCTTACTTAGCCAGTGGCACATCGCCTTTTCACCCCCAAGGATTCGGACTACATTGTGAAAGTAATACATTCCTAACGGGTAAGCACTTGGGCAAGCGTATCCCTTTTGAAGCCCTGCCCGCTGATGTGCAGAAATTTGTACTCGATAACATTTAAGAGGTGACATCATGAAAACAAGCGAACTAACAGACATTGCCCTTGACTGGGCGGTGGCTGAATGCCAAGGACATGACTTCCCCGCAGCGGATGCTGTTAGCGGGATATTTAATCCATCAACCGACTGGTCACAAGGTGGCCCGATTATTGAGAGGGAAAACATTGGTTTAAATGCTTATCATCGTGGTGGAGGCATGGCATGGCGCGCTGTATCTTTTGATGACAAAAACAAGGCTTATGGCCCCACGCCCCTAATCGCAGCCATGCGCTGCTATGTGGCATCCAAGATGGGCGACGACATTGAATTACCGGAGGGATTAGCATGAAACGCTATTACATCCATGTTCCCGCTTGGATACACGTTGCCATGACGGCCTACGGCCTAAACCGAAAGGATGCTATTGCGCGATTCCGCAAGCAGCATGGCCTATTGCGTATGCCTAAAGGCTTTGGAATATGGGAAGCATCATGACCGAAGACCATCAGCGAGTGCTACTGCTTTTGAGTGATATGCTGGAGGGACTATACCGAGCCCTGCCAGTTATCGAAGATGCAGAGGATGACCCACACTATAGACAGGGGTACATTAAAGCTTTGCGTATAGAAATTGTAGACTTAATAGAAAGGGCCGAACGTGAATGACACTACCAGCAACTATCCGGAGGCTAACCCATGATGAATCCAGAAATATGGCGACTGGTTAAGCACGACACTTGGAAGACCAACCCAATTAGCATCATTACTAGACGACCGGGAGTAAATAGCACTACTATTGCCAACTTTCCAGCTCGCGCCACCATAACTCGGGAAGACTCGATGGCCTACGCTCGGATGATGGTTTGCGCCCCCGAGATGATAGAACTACTGCGCCGGTTTGTTGGATGGTATAGCAACCGCTACGAAGGGACAAACATGGTTATGCCCATAAAAAACCAACCGCCTGAGATACAGGACGCTATGCGCCTAATCGAAAAAGCCACCATCGAAACAGGATTGATAGAAGGACTAATGAGGACACCAAAATGAATATTCATGTAAACCCCACTACCCGCACCTATCCCCGTACCATGCGCGAAGCATTTCCGCATGACCATTCCCTACTAGACGTACCGCCGGACAAAGCCAATGCATTGGATTTAGCTGCAATGTTCTTTGCCGGATTGGTACTTGGCCTTATGCTAGGAAAATTCTTTGCTTAATCAATCAGTCCGGCTAACCACCGGACTAAACGCTTTAAGTAGGCTTTGGGAAAACCTAAACAATCCCATCTCTTTGTGATCGTCATTGGCATCATGGCCTACTGTCTTACTCATCCAGTAAGGCCAACCAATACTCTGAGCAGTCCGCTCCCCTGTCCCGCTTGCATCGTTATCTGCAACGATAACCCCCGTATCTAAATCCCTAGCTATCTTTGCCATGTTGCCAGCACTAAAGCATACATGGATTGTGTACCGCCGACGCAAGCTTTTCATTGCCGCCTGTACAGACAGAGCCGTGGCAAACCCCTCACACAATACATTGGTTCCCTTGTTATCAATTACAAAGGTTGCGTGTGAAGTCTTTTGCCCGCTTAGGAATTTCTTTTTCCCATCCTCGTCTATTAGCTGGACACCATGTAGCTTGCCATCAATACGCATTGGCACTACCAGTATTGGGTTGCCGTCTTTACGCCACACATTGCCCTGCTCCTCTGGGAATCCTTTAGCTGCAAGGTATTTGTGCCGTTCGGTGTGGCACTGGTGAAGTATCCATGCCGCCCGCGAAGCCGCTTCCCTTTGCTTCTGTTCGATATGGGTTTCACTAGCCCTAAGCACTTGCAAAAACTTAGCACGATCTATCTTGTCCGCACCCTCAGACTTCCATATGGATACTTCTGAATCAGTAGCGTGATTCTGAACAAAGGCAATATCGCCCATGAACTTGACCGCCCCGTTCTTTTTAGTCGGGTGATCTTCTGTTGGATAGCGCCGCCATACGCCAACGGGAGGCAGGGAGCCTACAAGAATCCCATGCGCCTTGCAATACGTAATTAAATCCATTACATCCTCTTATATGGTGTTTTGTTTTTGCCTTTTAAGTAGGCAATCAAACGTGACTTTACAAACTTTTCAAACCCTACGTCCGGCGCTGCCGCTACATCTTTAAGACTGCGAGGCCATACGCCGAACTTATCCTTATAGGTATGCGCCGCCCTTCCCGACGACCATCCTTCATAAAACACTTTATGCTGACACATTGACCAAAACTTTTGTTTGTCGTCCATGTTCATGGAGCCCGCTAACTCGTGCATTTCTCCAGCAACGGCAACGACTTTGTTTAACTTCTCCTTTACAAATCCACAGTTGTAACAAACATCGCTATTGAAACTCCATAGTGCTTGGCACTTGGGACATTTCATCTGCTCTTTTTCTTTTTCTGTTTTCTCTTTGCGCGTTTTCTCTTTGCCGTCATCCAATTCCTCTACGCCGACTTCAAAGACTTCCTCCCATACTTCCTTGAATCGAAGGTAGTTTCCCGAATGATCTAGCCACAGGGCAAACTCTTTATCAGGATAGCCGCGCATTACCCGACCCATCTGCTGAACATGACTAGACAGGGATTTACTGAACGGCCTAGCCGATACACCAATCATTACGTCCGGTACATCAAAGCCCTTGGTAAGAATGTCAGTAGCAATTAGCCCGTGGATTTCTGTATCCGGCCTAGAAAAATCTTCAATGGCATCTTTCTTGAACTGGTCATCGTCCTTGTAGCTGATGCTGACAAAGTTGTATCCCTGATCTGCAAACTTGCGGGCTAAGTCTGTCCCGTGATCGACGCCAGCACAGAACACAATGGTCTTGCGAGGCCGACCAAATATTTCATGGGTTTTCTTTATCCACTCAGCAACAATGTCGCCCGTGATCTTCATGCCCCGTGATGTAGCTTCCTGCTGGCTCCACTCGCCCGCCACTTTCTTTGCGCCTTCCATATCAATTTCTTTGGCTATGAATACACGCAGGGGCACAAGTATCTTGTCTGAAACCAATTCCTTTGTGGTCACAGTAGACACCACATTTTCATAGGATTTACCCATGCCCTTGGTAAATGGCGTAGCAGTAAGGCCAATCACCCTGATGTTTGGATTGTTCTTAATGAACTCCATCGTCTTGCTGCGCGTGGTATGTGCCTCGTCCACGATCAAAAGGTTTAGGTCAGGGAATGAACCGCGCTTCTCTAGGGTTTGGGCAGAACAGATCTGTATCTTTTCATAGGGCCTATAACGCCAATGGCCCGCTTGTAGAACGCCGTGGTCTATGCCGTATCTATCTAGCCGCTGACTGGTCTGATCGCACAGAATAATTCTGTCCAAAACCATAGCCGCCTTGTTGCCCTTTTCCTTTGTGGCTTCCAGCAAAGCAATCGCCATCTCTGTCTTGCCCGCACCCGTAGGAGCATAAAGAATCTGACTACGCGCCCCACTTGCAAAGCCTTGGCGTAAAGCTTCCAATGTATCTAGCTGATACTGTCTTAAATTTAATCCCATACTCTTCCTCTGTCAGCATACAGGCCCGCTGACTTGGGCACTTATCAAAATTAAAAACATTCCACGTGGTAACGTTACCACTTACGACCAAGGGCTGCAAAGGATGATGAAGAGATTGTTATTCACAAAAATGATTCCTGATATTGTTTAACGGGCTCTGGCGTAAATAATTGACCTTGCGCGTGGGCTTGCTCAACACGGGAACACGTTGCTTTAAAGTAATCAGCATCAATCTCACATCCAACAAATTTAAAACCCAATCTTTCCGCTGCAATGGCGCTACTACCGCTGCCAAGGTGAGTGTCTAAAATGCTTTGTCCGGGCGCGGCGTAGTTTGCAAGTAACCACAAATACAATGACACTGGTTTTTGTGTAGGATGAATTTTGTCGCCAGTCCAATTATCAAATTTAAATAGCCGAGCAACATGATCAAAAGAAGTCCACGCCATTTCCCATGCTGAAAAATTAGGCCACGGTTGAACTTTATCCCAACAAATAATTCCCCGAGTTGGCGGCAAATTAAAATAATTTCCACCCCAAATAATTTGATTTTTGGAAACGCGCATTAACTCATCAAAATATTTTTTTGTAGGTGCGATGTCCGATTTCATTCCGTCAGTGTTCATAATCCTGTTTTTTAATTTACCGCGTCCATGTACGCTGTCGGTAGGTAATCCATAAGGAGGATCGCACACAGCCAAATCAAAAGCCTTGTCCGGCAGGGTTGCCATGTAAGCCATGCAATCGCCAAGATACAGTGTGGAGTCACCAATTTGCACTTTATCGTTCATCTTTTTTTAATCCATTGTTAAACGTTGCTACTAGAACTGTTCCAATGCCCACCGAGCAGCTTCTACTTCTTTTGGTTTTGCCATGATGTTTTCCGCTATCTCTTTCCATGCTTTAAGTTGCCGCTGATGACCGACTAGGAATGCCTGTTCCCGCTCTTCCCGTGACGCATCACCCTGATCTAGCCATGTATGACATACGACACAAGCCCATACGGAATAGGTATCGTCAGCTTTCAATGACTTCCCTTTGCCATGCGCTGCGCTATTGGAATGCGCCGCTACTGTGGTACTACCCTCTATCCCGCGACAGAATGGAGTAACCACAAGTAGGCAGCGCTTCCCATTAGCCATAGCCAACAAAGCAGGGTTACGTTTTGCTGGAACCTTGGCGTAGCTCATTGAATTTCTCTGAGGTACTCTAAAGCTTCCTGTACGGGCTTCCATACCCTTGGCTCAAAGTCTCGACGTTCAATCCATTTTGCAATCTCATCCAAAACAAACTGATACCCGTCATCAAAGCCGTCTTTGTAATCGCTCATCTTGTTTTCCTTTCTTCTAAGAATGCTTCAGCTATATCGTAGGACTCTTTGGCAACCACTTCCGGCGTAGACGTTCTGCCTATGGATGTAATGATTGCAAAGAAGTCCAGCAAAGTAATCTCCTCTAGTGAAAGCTTTTGGTCTTCCACTAAAGCTAGAAGCCCCTCAGACTTTTTCTTTACCATTGCGACCCCTTGGTATAACGACAATCATCATATCCAATTGTTCAGTCAAAAGGTCTTTGATAGTGTAGCCGCCAACAGAAATGTTGTTGGCATTGCCATCGCGGGCAATGACTCCAATCGCATCACGGATAGCTTTGTTGTATCCCGAATTGAACATATCATCGCCCTCAATAATCATAGTGATTGCATCACGAACCAGTCCTGATGCTTTCCTATTGCCCGCTGCGGCCTTTAACTTCGTATAGATTTCTATTGGTAGGTGTACCGAGTAGGGTACTAAACGTTTTTCCATTGTTTAAATTCCTCGTTGATTGATAAAAAGATCTTGGCAGCTTCGCCGTTAACCCTGAATTCCGCTCTGGATTTAATGCCGCACTTGGTATATAGCCAATCGACTGCATAAGCTTCATCTGCTGCAAAAGACTCGCCCGTTTCATCTAGCCACCTATGAAATTGTGGATCCTTGGAAACGATGGCAGATATTTTGACCACATCTATAAAGTTATCCCTGTTCACTGGGCGCTCGTTCTCACCCAGCCGAACCATGACCACCTGATAACGCGCTCCAACAAAATCCCTCAGAATTTCAGCAGGGATTTCGTCAGGATGTACGGACAAGGTAAGTACATACCCCGTCCGGTCTTGCTTGATGGCTACCTTAACGCCTTCAAATTGACTGGTTTGCATGGCTAAAAAGGAATATCTTGGTCATCAATGGGCGCTTGCTTTGGTCTTTGCTCCGGCTGAGCATAAGGATTTTCCTTTGGAGTAGGCTTGTAGTTGTTCCAAGCCAAGCGAAACCAAGGGCCGTAGTTACCGCTCATATCCCAGCAACTTAGCTTGATAACAATGTCGTCTTCGTCTGTCTGCTCTAACAACATCTTCAAAGCAGAACGCTCCATGACTAACTCACCAGTTTTGTCCGGCTTCCTGTTATCGCTAGCGTCTTTGTACTTGTTGGGGGAAAGCTTTCCGCTATTGGGGTACTGTGCCATCATTGTTCCTTTTTAAATTTAAGTTTAGCTGCCGTGAACTTTGCCATTACGTCTTTGTACTTGGCATCATCAAGTTTTTTCAACTCGTCCATGATTGATTTGTTGTTGCTATAGATAGCCATTACATCTTCCAAGCTATTCACCGCAGACAACATCAAGTCTACTGATTGACCGACAACCTGTAGCCAGCTATCAGCGTCCGCTCCAGCAGTCACTTTGATAGACCACTCACCGCCGCCGCCCATTACTTTAGGAGGTGACTTGGGTTCTGCCTTTGCCTTTGGCTCTTCTATCTTTTGAGAAGAATCAATAACATCATGCTCCACAATCTCTAGCGCCGTCATCCATAGGTATCGACGTTGGTAAGTCTCTACCGCACCCAAGTTTTGGATAGGATGTGCGCCCTTTAATTCTGCTCCAGCCATGGGACTGGAGATAACAATCACTGTGCCGTCATCGGTATCGGTAATTGTCAGGGTGGCATAGCTTGCGTCATAGGACACAACACCACACAAATCAAGATCGTTAAAGATGTTCTGAATCTCAGGCAAAAAGTCGCCCAATTCAAAGTAAGAGTATCCGGCAAACTTATTCAGCCCGCTCTTCTTTAGCTTTGTTCCTTGCAAACGTATCCGCGCTTGCATTAGTTTCTTATGTACCATTTTTTTCCTTTGTTAAAAATTTATCCGTTGTTTGAAAATTCGCCATGATTTTTTTTACGAAATTGGAGCACAGCATTTGCTGCATCGTGTATGTCCTTAAATGATCCAAGGTGGTTTTTTTTGTTGTCTTTCCAGCACTGGGCAATCCAATTGCTGTTGCGCTTGTCAAAGTAAACACCCTTAAATCCAGATGTGTTGTTCTTTGGTCTTTGTGAATTCCTCATGTTTTCTGCATGTGTTGCCTCTCTCAAGTTTTCAATCCTGTTGTTTGATGGGTTGCCGTCGATGTGGTCAATCACTCTTGGCATGTAACCGTGGAACATCATGAATATCAGTCTGTGGGTTCCTTGCAAACTTCCATCTATTCGAACTTCGCAGTAGCCATTTGTTTTTGTCCTTCCAGCCTTTGAGCCAATCTTGGTTTTCCTTCGATCAACCTTCCAAAAAAGGGCTCCATCTTTGTACTCAAGAATCTCATGAAGGTACGTTTGCGTTATCGGGGTTTCCATTGTTCTCTCCTTGATGTGGGAATTGTACATCATCTTTCCCACTTATAAAAGCTTGATGCTGAGAGCAAAACCGAGCTACTTGACAATATGATTGGCATCTGACCCGCTCTCCGGGCCGGATTTCAATAAAAAATTTTTCATTTTTCTTAGCTAATTTTTCTGCGTTTTCAAGCGCCACATCAGCTTCATCTTTTTTAAAGTGAACACTTTTTGCACGGACATTGCCTTCTTTTTTTAAGGCATAAGATGTTTGGCGCTCCCACATATCTTGTGGTGTACATGGGGGAATGTCACCTTCTGTTTCTGATTCAAAGTACGCTTCGCTATGCATACGGATACGATCTTCTACGTACTTTTGGCGCTGCTCCATAGGCCATAGGGGAATGTCTATCGTAGCTACTGGTGCGGACGGATAGCCTTCCTTCTCTGCATCCCTTGCCGCCCAGTCACGGATGATTGCAATGATCTGAAGCTTCTTGACGGGCTCTTTCTTTACCTTCTCAACTAGCCATGCGTACACGTTTAGCTGGTTGTGCCAATCATCCTTCTCATTCATTACAGACCATGCGCCAGTAACTTTGTAGTCGCTAATGATGATGCCGTCTTCTTCTACTTCCTGTAGGTCAATGGCCCCGCTAATCTTCCAGCCATCGGTTTCAGAGTAAAGCCGCTGCTCTACTAGGTGGTGTGCATCCTTGCCATGCTCTAGGATGTTGTGTACGGCAGAACCAAACAAGGCCCATACCATTTCACTTACGTCTTGCTCTATGCTTTCCCAGTGCTTGCGCTTTAGCTGGACAATCCGAGGACTGTTTAGCAACTCTGTACAAGAGATGTTTGCGTTCCCCTTGGTGTAGGTGGGCCGCTCCATCACATTGACAAAAGTCTGTGGTAGACCGTACTTGTTAGTTAGTTTCACTGTTACTCCTGTGTGTTGAGAGAAGCTACAATGTACCACACAAGTTGCCTGTTGGATGCCTTTGTGTTATAACTGCCAATGAATTTTTTCTATCGACAATAGGAGAGTGATTGAGATGTCTAAATATGCACGACGGGTGGACGCAAAACAAATGTATGCTATCATTGCGTAAATTAGTTACCGCAAATTATGAAAACACTTCAAGATTTTGACTTGTCAACTAGGACTGGTAGACACAAAGCAAGAAAAAATGGTTTTGATGTGCTAAAACAAAAACCCGGAACAAAGCAACCTGATTTTTGGTCACTTGTTGAAAAAAAAGGCCAAGATGAATGCTGGCTTTGGCTTGGGAAGTTGAATCAATGGGGCTATGGTCGCATCAGACATGGCGGCATTCAAGCAATGGCGCATAGAGTGGCATATCAATTGCAAACTGAAAAAAGCATTGATGGGTTGATTGCAATGCACATTTGCGACAATCCAGCGTGTTGCAACCCAAATCACATAGCTCTTGGCACTCATGCCGACAATCAAAAAGACAAATTTAACAAGAATCGCCAAGCTAAGGGAGAAATAAATGGGCAATCAATTCTCACAGAAGAACAAGTAATTGAAGCAAGAAAGTTGTATGTTGAAACAAAAACAACTTACAAAAAACTTGCAGAAAAATTTGGTGTTAGCAGAGATACCATGCAGAAAGCAATACGTAAAATCTATTGGAAACATGTATGAAATATGCAAACAGGGTTGACAGAAACCAAGGGGAGATTGTTGCTGCGTTACGGGCTTACGGGGCTACAGTCAAAGTGGTTACCCAAGGCGGTGGGATACCTGACCTACTGGTGGGATACACAAATCCTGAAAGTCTTACTAAGTACACCCTGCTGCTGGAGGTAAAGGACGGGAACAAGCCGCCGTCTGCCCGGAAGCTTACCCCGGCAGAGGAAAAGTTCTTCTTTGAGTGGACGGGTGGTATGCTGGCTATCGTAGAAAGCGCCGAGGAAGCGGT